GAGCATTTTCGGAAATATCATTTGAATTAACGTTACACATGTATAATGGCGTAATGCTATAACATTACAATGGTGTAATGGTGTAAGTGGGTGATTTCATGGCAAACGCAATGAGGCAGATTTTTGGCGGGACCCTTAGTAGACAAGGGGAAGCCAAGAGTATGCGCGATATTTGCGCCCGTGATTTCAAGCAATTCTGCGAGTATTATCTTGCAGATTCCTTTAAGTCTGACTGGTCAGAAGCGTTCCACCTTTGGTTGATTCACAAGGTCGAGGATGTGGTTCTAAATCACAGCGACGAGGAAACCAGAAACGTTGTGGCTGCTCCGCGCGGCCACGCGAAGTCAACACTGATTTCCTTCGCATTTGTCATCTGGTGTATCTGTTATGGTTATAAGCACTTCATTGTGATTATCTCCGCTACGGGCCCGGTGGCAAAACAGTTCATCATTGATATTCGTAATGAATTAGAGTTCAATGAGCGAATCAAAAACGATTTCGGGGAAATGAAGAACGATGATATATGGAACTCCAACGAAATCTACACGAGAAACAAAGTGTTTCTTACGTCGAAAGGCGCAGGCGCCCAGATGCGTGGTATGAAGTTTAATAGTACGCGCCCGGATTTGGTAATCCTGGATGACTTAGAAACGGCAGAGCAGGTGGCCAGCCCGTCCCAGAACGCTTCATTGAAGCAATGGTTTAACTCTGATGTGATGCCAATGGGCTGTCCCACATGTTCGTTCTTCTATATCGGTACGGTGCTTTCCTACGATGCGCTGCTCTATCACATGTTGAACGACGGAGAATATTCTTCCTGGGTGCGCAAGACGTTCCAGGCGGTCATTAAATTTTCCGATAGTCCTCTCTGGCAGGAGTGGGAAAACATGATGACTGATTTGACCCGCGGGGACCATGCTTATTCAGATGCCATGGCCTTTTATCGGGAGCATAAGGAAGAAATGCTGGCTGGTACAGAAGTCCTCTGGCCGAACCAGCGCCCAGACATGTATGAGCACTTGATGGAACGCAGAATAGCGTCGGAAGAAGGCTTCGCCAGCGAGTTCCAGAATGACCCGCAAACAGAGAATACGCGAACCTTCAAGACAGAGTGGCTAGAGAATAACCGGTACATTGATTGTCCGGAAATCAAAGAAATCTGCATTGCGATTGACCCCGCCATTGGTGGTAAGAGAGTAAATGACTTCTCGGCCATCATTGCGGTGGCCCGGTGCGTGGACAATTACTTCTATGTTTTGGACGCTGACCTCAAAAAGCGGAGGCCGGAGGAAATCATAGAAGATGCAAAGGCGATAATCGCTAAGTATTACTCGCACAAACCAAAGATTGTCTGTGAAACGAATCAGATGCAGCTATTCTTTTCTTCGACGTTGCAGCGTGAACTTATCCAGGCCGGGATTTACCTTGAATGGATTGACGTATGCCACACCAACGGGGACAGCAAGGTTGCTCGTATAGAGAGCTTGGTTCCTCATGTTCGGCAGGGACATATCAAGTTTAAGGCTGGTCAAAAGATTCTTCTTAGTCAGCTTCGGAATTACCCGAAGGGACACGATGACGGGCCGGACTGTTTGGAAATGGCATTGAAGCCGTTGCTTGAAACAGGGATAGCAAATTTCTCCTTCGGTAGCATTGATACCGGCGGAGCACGAATGAATATGAACAGGAGCCGGATGGGAAATACGCCATTCGGATTTTTTAAATGAGAGGGGGGAGAAAATGTTTGACAATGTAAAAAAGTTTTTGGCAAGCAAGGGCCCTCTCGCAAAACTCCTTCCGAATCAGACGTATATGAGTTGGATGCCGCGGGATAATAAGCGCAAGTCGGTGCTTCCGAAGAATCCCACGGTAAGGCAGTTGCGGAATTTCAGCCGTGACCCGATAGTTCGGAAGGCGATAACGATTGTCCAGGATGCCTTGGCCCGGCAGCCGTATACCATTGATGTCATTGGTGGCAGAGGCAAGAAAATCCGGGAGATTGCAGCGGTTCAGAATTGCATAGAGCATCCGAATCTCGTGGATAGCCGCAGTTCCTTCACGAAGCGACTCTTGGATGATGCCATGGTTCTTGATGCCATGTGCGCAGAAGTGGCTAGGGCGCGGTCAACAAAGCATCCGGTATATCTTTATCCGGTTGATGGCAGCACCATTCAGATGGTGGTTCCATATGATTACACGGACGATAACGCGGCTCGGTACATGCAGCAGCAGGAAGATGGCATGAAGTATTTTACGGCCAAGGACATCGCTTATATGCAGCGGTCATACTTCACATACCAGCCTTATGGCCTATCTCCGATAATGATGGCCTATCAGTATGTGAGATTTTACCTGGACAGCATCGAGCAGGCCAATGACAAGGCCACAAACGCCACGGCAGAATTTCTGATTTCCCTGGGCGAAGGCGTGACCAATGAGCAGCGCGAAAAATTCATAGAATATATGAAGAACGACATAGAAGGCACCGGACGTATCCCGGTTATGGCTGGCTCAAAATCTGTGGAAACCAAGCAGATAAAGGCAATCAATAGCGATGGCCTGTATTTGCAATGGCTTGAAAAGCTGACGCAGATTATCGGGGTCGCTTTCGGTATCCCGCCGGAGAAACTTGGCCTGGTCATTGCAAACGACAGAAATACCGGCGAGGACCAAGAGAGTGCCATGGTCCAGGAGCTCATTAAGCCGTATGCAGCCATGATGGAGGACCTTTACAACAACTATGTAATCGCCAATATGGGGCTCGGTGGTGTACTGAAATTCAGATATATCTTCGAGGACTCTGAAAACCAGAAAACTGTAAAATCCAAGCGTGTGGTTGATGAATACTACAAAGGAGTGCTTACGGAAAACGAAGTCCGGAAAATCATGGGCTACGAGGAAAGCACTTCGAGTTATGCCAATATGACCTACCCAGAGAAAACCGCGAATATCAATGTTGACCTTGGTATTGCCGGTGGATTCAATGGGAACGGAAATATAAAGGACACTACGAATAAAGAAGGGGGTGGTAGCGACGGAAAAGACAAAAATTGAAGCATCGCTCTCTAATGTTGTGATGTCCACGGAAGCACACAAAATGGTAATCACGGGCTGCATTGCCACGATTGGTAAAGCATCTTCCGGTTCGCCGTGTGGTGCCGGTGGTAAGCGCGTAGCATTTACGCAGGAGTCCGTAGAAGCCTGCGCACAGTCTTTTGTAGGGATGCCGCTAAATTGCGTGTACCCGGACTGGTACGAAGATACGGACGAATTATTTACTGACCATGGCAACGTGAACATTGGTTATATCCGAGAAGTTCATGCGGAGGGCGAAAACCTCATGGCCGAAATCGTTGTCTGGAAAGAGAAATATCCGGATGAAGCATACATGATTCTCAATGGTGCTGGTTCCTTGGGATTCTCTCTGGAATGGTATGCAACGGCTACGCATGAGGACGAGGAAATCATTTATATGGACAAATTCGAGGGTTGTGGTTGTGCAATCCTTTGGCAGAACTGTGCTGCGTTCTCGGATACTTTCATCGAGAAACTTGCAGCAGCTAAGGCGAATAGGAGTGATGTGGAAATGACGAAAGAGGAAAAAGACGCACTTGTAAAAGAGATTGCGGCTTCTGTGGCTGAATCCATGGAGGAACGCTTGCAGAAAATCGAGCATGAGCAGACTTTGATGAAATCCGCTGCGGAAGCAGAAAAGGTTACGATTTCGGAAATCAAGAAAGTAAACGATGCTATTTCTGAGGTAAAAGCGGCCATTGAAAAGGCACAGGGCGACGTTGACGCAATCAAGGCAGCAGCCGAGGAAAAGGGCGAGGACGAACCGGAAGATGGCGAGGAAGGCAAAGAGCCGGAACCGCTGAAAGCATCCAACGAGGAAATCCCCACGCCGAAAGCTGGCCAGCATGTAGCAGGTAATCCGCTGGTTGGCAATGATGACCGCGAAACTAAACTCGCAGAAATCAAGGCATCGGCAATGAATCCGATGGATAAACTCAAAGAGATTACGAAACTCCGTATGCAGGGCTAATCCTTCGGGATTGGCTCTTTTTTGGAAAGGATGATGTGAAACATGGCTAGAGAAAAATTTGCTGCGGCTATGGCCACC